ATTTGACATTGACTACCAAGACAAGCCTACCGATCACGAAATTGAAATCATCCGCAAGCAGATGAAGCAGTGGGTGAAACTGAACAAGTTAGACCAGCGCATATTCAAACTGTTCCGCAACACCATCAAGTATGGCGACCAAATCTTTGTGCGTGATCCAGAAACATTTGAAATGATGTGGGTGGACATGAGCAAGTTGGCCCGTGTGATTGTGAACGAATCAGAAGGCAAACGTCCTGAACAGTATGTGATCCGTGACATCAACCCCAACTTCCAAAACATGACTGTGGCAGCAAAGACTACCACAGACTACATGACCAATCCTGTTACTGGGTCAATTTCTGGCAGCTCTAACTATACCATGCCCAACGGCGGCACAGGCGGCGGAACAGGAAATTCAAGGTTCATGACAGCCATGAACGAAGTTTGTTTGGACGCCAAGCATGTGGTGCATATGAGCTTGAATGAAGGCCTGGATGTGTTTTGGCCATTTGGCAAAAGCATATTGGAAAACATCTACATGGTGTTCAAACAAAAGCAATTGCTAGAAGATTCTATTTTGATCTATCGTGTGCAACGTGCTCCAGAGCGACGAATCTTCAAAATTGACGTGGGCAACATGCCTTCACACTTGGCCATGCAGTTTGTGGAACGTGTGAAAAACGAAATGCATCAACGCAGAATCCCCACAGTAACAGGTGGCGGCAACAACATGATGGATGCATCTTACAACCCACTTTCAGTGGGTGAAGACTACTTCTTTCCGCAAGGTCAAGACGGTCGTGGCTCATCAGTTGAAACATTGCCAGGCGGTCAGAACCTAGGCGAAATTGACGATTTAAAGTACTTTAATAACAAAATGGCTCGTGGCTTGCGTGTGCCATCCAGCTATTTGCCCACTGGTCCAGACGACTCAGACCGTGTAACAAGCGACGGAAAAGTAGGCACAGCCCTTATTCAAGAGTACAGATTCAACCAGTATTGTGAGCGTTTGCAAGCACTAATTGTGCAGAAATTGGACGATGAATTCAAGATGTTCTTAAAATGGCGCGGGTTTAACATTGACTCTAGCCTGTTCAACATCAAGTTTAATGCGCCACAAAACTTTGCAAGTTATCGTCAAAGCGAATTAGATAACACCAGAATAACGTCATTTACTGCACTAGAACAGTTGCCTTACATGAGCAAGCGTTTTATGCTGGAACGTTTCTTGGGATTGACTGAAGATGAAATTCAGAAGAACGAAGAAATGTGGCGTGAAGAACATGATGACGTTGATGCACCTCCTGTGGCCGGTAGCGACTTACGAGCTGTGGGCGTAACACCAGGTGGTATGGAATCTGACATTGCTATGGGAGACGAGATGGCAGCCATGAATCAACCAGGCGCAGAAGGCGCAGCAGGCATGACAGGACCCGGAGCAGCGCCTCCAGCTGCTGGCCCCGGCGCACCAGGAACGTTATAAATAACAACATGCTACTGACAGAAATCTACAATCAACAGCCTCAAGCCTATCAGGACCTGAGTCAAGACAACAGTCAATTGCAACTCAGCGACCTGCGCAAGACTCGTCTTACATTGCGTCAACTAAACAAACTGCGCAAAATGAACGACATTCGTTCGGTAGAATTCAAAGACAAACTCAAACTGATACGCAAACAGTATCAACCCCCAGCACAACCCTTAGCCTAATCAGTCGGCGAGAAAAAACAGCCGTTTTGAGGGTTAAACACTATAGTTTTTGACTGTTATATTAAATAACAGCACACTTTACCTATAGGAGTTTACCCAATATGAACCGTTTCGAACAACTAATCGAATACGTCATTAATGACGAAGAACAAAAAGCCCGCGAACTTTTTCACGACATTGTTGTGGAAAAAAGTCGTGCTATCTATGAAAACTTAATGGCTGAAGAAGCCGAAGAAGAACTAGACGAAGCCGAAGAAGAAGACCTTGAAGAAGGCATGATGGGCGCAGACGGCGGTGCAGCCGGAGACCTCATTGACAACGTCGAAACCGAAGAAGAAATGAGCATGGAAAGCGAAGATAACGCTGATGCTGAATTTGACGACGAAGCTGAAGAAGCTGGCGACGACCTAACTGGTGATTTAGAAGCTGATCACGACGAGTTTGGTGGTAGCGAAGGCGGCAGTGATGAAACTGCTACCAAAGACGACATTATGAATTTAGAAGACAAACTGGACCAGTTGATGGCCGAGTTTGAAGCTGCCATGGGCGGTGACGACATGGGCATGGTCGACGGCGACGGTTTTGGTCCTGATGAAGGCGGCGACGCTATTGAAATGGACGACACTGGCGAAATGGAACCAGGCATGATGGAAGCTATCAGCTTGAAAGCTGCTCCAAAGCCAGTCACTGCTGAACAAGGCAATGGCAAAGCAGGTCCTGTGGCATTTAACTCAGGCGCAACTGGTATGGCCAGCAAGCCAGTACACACAGGCGCAAGCGAAGGTGGTCATCATGACACCCCTGCTTATCGCAACTCAACCAAAGACTTGATTGGCAAAGTGGGCAACACACCTGCTCAGTCAACACAAGATCTCAAGCCTGCTACCAAGCCACATTTGGGCCAAGCATCAGGCGTGAACACAAAGAGCCCACTACCAAGCGGTCGTAAGGGTTAATTAAATGTCATCAAGATACCTAAGAGAAGATCTTACTTTTAGCCAAGCCAACATCCAAGTTTTGGAAGAAGCTGATGTTGGCGGCAAGAAGCACCTCTATCTCAAAGGCATTTGCATTGAAGGCGACAAGAAAAATGCAAATGAGCGTATCTATCCTCGACACGAAATTATCAAGGCAGTTGAAACCATCAACGAACAGATCCGTAACGGTAACTCCGTTTTAGGTGAAGTGGACCATCCAGATGATCTTAAGATTAATTTAGATCGTGTGTGTCACACAGTTGAAGGCATGTGGATGGACGGACATGCTGGTTGCGGTAAGTTGAAAATTCTGCCAACCCCAATGGGTGAATTGATAAAGACACTGTTGACATCGGGCGTGAAGCTGGGTGTTAGCAGTCGTGGATCAGGTAATGTTGATGACAGAACCGGACATGTAAGTGACTTTGAAATCGTCACTATAGATGTGGTTGCCCAACCCAGTGCTCCTAATGCGTATCCTACAGCAATCTATGAAGGTCTCATGAACATGAGAAACGGTCATAAGATCTTAGAGATGGCTAGAGAGTCTGGTCAGGACGACAAAGTGAAAAAGTATCTCGCAGGTGAGGTTAAACGCCTTATCCGAGAACTTAAAATCTAAGGAGAATAAAGCATGTTTGATGCTATTAAACCATTGCTAGATAGCGGATTAATCAACGAAGATGTCAGTAAGGAACTCAACGAAGCTTGGGAATCTAAACTGACAGAAGCTCGTGAGATGGTTCGTGCTGAACTTCGTGAGGAGTTTGCACAACGCTATGAGCACGACAAGTCAGTGATGGTAGAAGCCCTAGATAAGATGGTAACAGAAGGTCTCGCAGGAGAACTGGTACAAGTTGCTGCTGAAAAGCGTAACTTGGCCGAAGACCGTGTGAAGTTTCAACACAAGATGAAAGAATCAGCCACTAAGTTTAACAGCTTTATGGTTACAAAACTTTCTGAAGAAATTTCTGAACTGCGTAAAGACCGTAAGATGCATGCCGAAGGTGTCAACAAACTTGAAAACTTCGTAGTGCAGGCTCTAGCTAAAGAAATTACAGAGTTCGCCAAAGACAAACGTGATGTTGTAGAAACAAAAGTTCGTTTAGTACGTGAAGCTCGTAGTCAGCTAGAAGGACTCAAGTCACGATTCATCAAAGAATCTGCACAAAAAATGAGTTCTGCTGTTAGCCGTCATCTGAAGGCTGAACTGAACCAATTGCAAGAAGACATCAAAGTTGCTCGTGAGAACAATTTTGGTCGTCGTATCTTCGAAGCGTATGCTACTGAATTTGGCGCTACTCACTTAAATGAGAAAGCCGAAGTTCGTAAGTTGCATAACACAATTGCGCACAAAGACAAGAAATTGTCTGAGGCAATTAAACTCACCATGAAAGCAAAAGTCCTGGTTGAGAATAAAGAGCGCGAACTGCGTATGATTAAAGAATCCAATGAGCGTGAAAGCACAATGGATGAATTGCTACGTCCCTTAAACAAGGAAAAGCAAGAAGTCATGCGTAATTTGCTTGAAA